GTATCAGGATAAAAGCTATTATAGGTATCTTGTAAACCTAGCCATGCAGAATAAATTTCGTTTGATACTATATCTATAAACTGACCTATACGACTACTTGGCGTTGTATCTATATCAGCGCCAAGCTTTAATTTTATGTTATCAGATATGTCTGACCTTATTGAAGCTAATGATTTTGGCGTAAAACCAGCACTTGTTAATCCCATTTTTTTATCCTTAGCTGATTAAATCAGGAAACTCGATCACATCTTCGATAAAGTCACCATCGTTTGTTATTCTTACTTTAAAATTAACAGACATTACCCTTGTGCTTTGATCATACTCAAAAGTTAATTCTTCAACAGCAGTAACACCATCAATATTTAATAATGCGCTTCTAAAAATAGTATCTGCCAATTCTAAAGTAGGAAGTTTGTTTTCTAATAAAGATTGAAAATAAGGAACACCAACAATAGGGTTATTTTGATCGTCTAAAAACCACTCAGATAAAAAAGTCCTTAGTGTTGCTTTTATTTTTTGTCTCATAGTTTCTGAAAAATTATAATCTGATGTAAAAACTAGGTCACCACCAAGTATTTTTATATCATTTGTTAGCTTGTCTAAATATATATCAGCCATTTAAGCACCCGCTTTTAATTTTGAAATATCAGAAATTAAACTATTTAGAGCTGATTCTGTTTCTGGATCAACACCGCCACCGCCACCCGTTGGACCCGGTATAGTACCATAATTAGCACCTGCCATAATCTTCATAAATAATTCTACAATTGTAACCAAATCTAGTTGACCTGCTAATACTGTAGGTGCTGTTGCACCTAGCATTGTTCCAGGTGACCCTAAAGGTAAAGTCGTTTTAGTAGTTATAATGCTAGCTGGATCACCTAGAAAAATCTTTTCGCCTCTTAGCTCTGTAGCACCAGAAATAGGTGGCGGTATCATCACATCTTTTAAAGGAAAGAAACCCGGTATAGCAACAGCATCATTAACATCAAATTTTCTTGAATCAGTTGGCTCCTGACCAGAACCAAAGGACCGCCATCGGTCTATGTTTCTTTCGTTAAAGATCAATAAAACACTATCACCTGATGCTAATGGAAAATTAATACCGCTACCTTTTGATCGAGGGAAGCAAACAGGCACATCATCTAAAATCGGAAACTCAATTGACTCACCATCTATTTTTCTATTTATAGATATTCTTATTTGTGCGGTTTGTAGTGATGAATCATAAGATTGTATTTCTCCAGGTAGTGCTGTATGTTTCTCTACTAGAGAAGATTCAACACCTAGTTTTATAACCTCTTGCAGAGTGTATGTTTTAGAACCCATTGTATTCTACTGCCCTTATATTTGAGATCCAATCACCCTCATAACTATTGCCAATAAAATTGACTGAACTAATTTTATATATACCATTTATTTGTTCACTGCTGATACTTAACAGCCTGCCAATATCAAAATTATAATTGATTATCGACATTACTTCTATCCCACTGGTAGATTTTGTCGGGTCCGAACTATCCATAATTGGCTTAGGGCTACCAATCATCCCGTTATGAGGCCCAAGGATCACAGGTAAGTCTTTTAAAGGAGTGTTTTTCTCTACAATATTTAAAACACCTTTATTTATAAAATATTTATAACCTATTGGTTTAAGAAAATTATCCAAAAGATCAAAGGCATCACCAACTAAAACTTGCGGGAACTGATAACTTTTAAAATCAAATATAATAAAAGGGTTTAGACTTTCAACCGATGGAACATTACTCACAATATGATTAGCTATTTCAGTTATTATCTGAATGTTAGTTGTTCCTAAAGGGAAGTTTTGAGACATATATGATTGTTTATATGAAGCTTTACCCTCTAATACCGATAACTCTATTCTTTTTGAACCGCCATTATCGTAATAACTAACGCTGTCTTTAGAACCAACTAATATTGTGGCTATATCTGCTTTGTAACCTACCTTTAAGGTTACAACTCCATCTTTTTGAAGTGATGCGATTGTATCTTTTGATGGGTTAGTTATTCCTATAATCCCGACGTTTTCACCTTTTGTTTCTGATTTTGTAATATTAAAATCAATCATCAAACCAACTCTTTTAGCCGTTTGACTAAAGACCACGCTATTACTTTGCTCTATAATACCAGCCAAAACATTGGATGTATCATCCATTGTTGGAACAAAAGTTAATTCGTATTCACGTTTATAAGAAGTCATTGTGCTATACTCGTATAAAAGGCCGAAACATAATCACCAAAATTTTCGTATGAAGGATCATCCTTATCTGTTGAGCTATCTGCTATTATTATATCACCTAAGATGAAAACATTATCTAAAGAAAAACGTGAAGCTAATTGATCAACATTAGATAAACAGGGTATACCTGTTAATAAATTATCTAACTGTGAATCAAGTAGGTCAAGATACCAAGTATCATTACGTCTATTATAATTAAACAAAAGATAAATGTTAATGCCGTCTAAGTTTGAAGAAAATTGGTAGGAGCTAGGCCCTTGATTAACTATTTGTAGTTCTTTTGTAGATGCCATTTTTTACCTGCTTTATGGATATACATTTTTTAATATTGATAAGGTTCCACCACTAGCTAATGAATCTCTAGTCCTTGATACCGATCCAAGCGCATCAACCGCACCGCTCTTATTATTATTAAGCAAGGATTGAGATCCTTTGTCTACTATACTTCCTATCCCTAAAGGACCTAGCAACAATGGAGCTCCTATAGTCACCAGCTTTACTTGCCTTAACGACATGGTATACCTGATTGATGAACCTGTGTTTTTATCCCTTGGTACTGACAGTGATTCAATAACAAATGGAATAATAGAACCATCAGTATCTTTAAATCCATCTTTGGCGAACTTCATTTCAAGTCTTAAAGGTGTTCCCTCATCCATCCATTTATTTAAGATGTCCCAAGTTTTTTGACTTTTAGATGTTGCTCCAAAAATCTGACCTAAAGTTGAGCTACTAGCTGCTTCAATCGTATCAAAATAACTCATACTAGCATCGGAGGTAACGCCAGATATGTTTATAGAGAAAGAGTTAGTCATAGCATGCTCTGATATAGGACTACCCTTCTCCACTGGATATGTTGTCACCGTTGCATTTTTGCTATAGCCTTCGCTAATAACAGCATCGGCTTCAAACATAGCGCTAGGCAAAAACATATTTAAAAAACCGCCAGAATCACTTTGACCTATTTCTAAAAGCTTAAAAGGTTGCTTACCGAAAAGACTGTCAGCTACTCTTGATAAAAAACTCATTTAATGACCTCAGTCTGTAGGTGCTGCACTAAAAGAAGAAAACGCATTGCTTAATTCATTATTTAGCGCACTAGCTGTTTGTGGAGTGTTGATACTGTTTTCTTGGTTAATGTTATAATAATTTTTAACATCAGGTATATGCCTATACATAGGATGAACAGCTTTAAAAAGTCTTAATGTATCTCTTAGCGTCTCCATAAAATCAAAGTTACCTGTTGTAAAGTCAGATAAACCATTGGAAACATCACTAGCTTTATCCCTTGCTTTTTGCGGCAATAAAAGTTCTGATGCAAAACCTCCTAACATTGGGCCCATCATTTTTATTCCTGCTATAGTAGCTTGAGGTATTGCGATAGCTAAACCTTTGCCTATAGCTTCACCTATATTACCAGCTTTAATACCTAAACTTCGAGCTAAAGCTGATTCTTTGTCGGAGAAAAACATAACTATATCTTCAAAGATTAAAGCTAGGTCTTCAATCAACATACCTATGTTATCGATTATATTTTTTAGAAAGTTTCTTCCACCTAGCTCACCGAATAATCTTGCAACGACATTAAAAGCACCTGCTAACCGCACACCTAACATTCTAAAGGTAGGAGCTAAAGCGTCTAAATCATTTTTTAGCCTTGCTACAAACGGTAAAATCGCTTTGTTTAATGGACCGCCTATCTGTTCAAAAGAATCACCAATGATGTTTCCTAGTTGCTTTACTTGCCCACTAAAAGACTTAATGTTCCTTTGTGCGATACCACCATACAAATTATTTAATACTTCGGCCGCTTTTCCGGCTTTTAATTCTTCTGCTGTTAAGTTTTTTATTTCTACAGACATTTCGCCCAACTCACCAGCATACCCGCCTAGAGTTTTTGATACTTGCCTAACAGCTTCTTCAAAACTTTTACCTTGTGCCGATGCATAGTTTAAAGATGCCTCAGTAACTAATTTTATCTGGTCATTAGTAGCGCCAAAACTTTTTATTAAAGCCATACCAGATAATATTGTCTCATCACCTGTCGTCGATACTTTTTGTAAAGCCGAAGCATACTTTTTTAACCCACTAAAATCTTGTTGATTAAAATCACCTGCTGTTTCTAGTGCCGATCTTAATCTATTTTCTGAATCTTCCTGAACGGCTGCTAGGTTAGATGATTCAATAAATAATTGTTTGGTTTCCCTTGTTAATGACCTTAACCCATCACCAATCAAAGAAAATGCTTTAGCAGTAGCCATTGCGGAGAGGTTAGCTTTAAATACTTTTATATCGCCAACCATCCCTTTTATTAATTTTCTAAAGCCTTTAAGATCGCTTTTGGCTTTCTTGTCACCTTTAAGGCCAACTTTGACAACCATTTCTCTAAGAATGTTATTGGCCATTTAAACGATTCCTTTTCATCTCAATATTTTCAACATGGTCTTTTATATCTAAAACTTCGTGAGCGTCCATTAGGTCTATAAAAGTCATGCTGTTTAATTCGGTAATACTGCAAAGGCCAGCAATAACTGGCCTCCACAAAAACAAATCAACTTTAGTTTCTTTTATTCCATAATCATCATCAATGTCTTTTAATCGCTTCCTAAACCTGCCATTGCTTTTTTGATCGGAGAAAAAAAATCACTAAAATTATGTTCCATCACGGCCTTGATAACTTTCATAGTAAACATATAATCTGATAAATATTTTTCAGAGTATTTGGCATCATCAACTAAGCAACAGCTAGTTAATTGGTCTAATAAATCCATAAAGTCGTCTTCGGGTAATTTAGACATAACTTTTTCTATAGCACCGCTATAGTTATCATCAGTTAATTCAGCTAAAGCAGGTGCAAAAAGTGAGGTTAGTTTTCTAACCAGTTTCCATCCCTCCCTAGCTCCAAACCTAGATATAGATACTGTCTTTTCATCTATGACAACTTTATGCATTGTTAATCTACCTTTATTTTTTAGTTACTGCCTAAAAAGGCTAATAAATTATCTGTTTTTAAAACCCACGTCCTATCAGATTGTGATTTCCCAAAGGAAGCATCGGGAACCTTTTCAATATAAGCAGAGGCAGCACTATACAAGGTTGTTCCTAAATTATCTTTTAAGAAAAAAGGTCTTAAACCTAAGTTTGATAATTCGTCGGAGGCTGCAATACCTGATAACTGGTCATTGCTTGGGCTAGACTGTTGTAAAGTAATAGATATAGTGCCCGATCTATCATTTTGCTTTACTCTTGTCGCTTCTCCATCTGCACCCACAACCATCTCCCAGGCGCTATTGTCTCTTGATACTGAAATCATCTCATCGGAAAAACCTTTAAGAATGACCTCGCCAAAAATAACAGATACTTCCTTCGGATCAAAACTTTTTAAACCCATATCGACATACCTCATATATATAGTTTATTAAATTTTTTGTTAAGCTACAATTGTACCTGTAATTTTAATAGTGTGTATTGCTCCGCTGGTAATAGCTTCAAAAGTTACATTAGGTAAAAGCCTATTACTTTTATCTGTTGCAGATATAGAACCAACTAATGGTGCTGATGTTTTTGGTGCTGGGTCACTAGACAAAAATCCCTCGTCAACTGACTGATTCAATCTACCTTGTATTGAACTAACGATTAAGTTTACGCCAGCGTTAGTATAAGGTATTTTTTCAACAGCAGATAATTGGGCAAAAACATCTTCCTGTATTCTACTTTCTAAATAGATAACTCCGATGTAAAGGTCGATAAAACCACCTTTTGCCGTTTTTCCATTATAAGTAATGTCTTTACCTGCTACGCTCGAATATTGGTTAGCGTTTATTGATCTTAAAGTTACTTCATTCGTAGTCGATACATTAGTAGTACCCGCCAATTCTAATGATTTAAAAGCGGCTGTATAGCTACCTGGTGTTTGAGACAGTAACCTTGATGCTACTGCAACATCTAAAAATTCAGCAACACCTGTATTAGTAGCGGTATCTGTATACCAAGAACTAGCATAGTGAGTGTTTAAGTTTTGATTTACAAAATCATTTTGTCTAAAAAAACCATACTTTTTATTAGCAGCGCAAAAAGCTGCGGCTGTTACCGCACTAGCAGCATCTTTCCACACGTGAGTATATCCAAACCAATCATTGTTGTTCGCTGCAATAGCACTTAAGTCTGAGGAGCTAATACCATTAGCTTGCGCTGGTGTTACTACACTAGGTGTAGCTGTTACTGCACTACCTCCAGTTATTGCTGCTGTTATAGTAAAAGCAGTACCTGCGGTGCCCTTTGTTATAGTAATTTCTTTAGCTGCTGTAACTGTTGCAGTGTAATCGGCTTGTGCGGTTATTTTTGAAGCAACATCAGCTATCGTTGTCGCTTGGTCAGTATTAAAAGCATCGGCACTTAAAGCAGAACCATCTAAAGTCACGACGATTGAGTTACCAGCATTAAAGTCAACATCAAAAGTTAGTTTCCTTACTTCGGCAACCGCTGCTGTATCTATTCTTGATACATACACGCTAGGAACAGCAGGGGATTGTGCAAAAGCTACCTGTAATGCATTTTTTAAATCACCAGATACGATATCGGTATCATCACCTACCGAAGAATAAGTAGTATATTTTCTGACAGTATGCTCTGAAAACCCAGCACCAAAATCAGAAGAAGAACCTACAACTAAAAGGCTATTAAAACCTTGTCTTGAAATACCGCTCGATTGAACATTAATAGTTACATCAACTACGTCGGTTATTTGTGGCATAATTATACACTCCATAAAGTTTATTAAGTAGTAGGTTTATTTGTCCATATTACAGGATCAACAGCATTAAAATAACCAAGATCTTCTTCCGTTGTTCCATCCTCAATATTAACATTTAGAAAAACATCAAATGATGCTCTTTCTTGAAACTCAGCATCAACTAATAGAGTAAGATCATTTATACCTGATAATTGTCTTATACACATTGACACTGTTGATCTTAGTGCTTCACTTATTGATTGTTTTTTTAAGTTTCCTTGGAGAATACTTGCTTCATGTAAAGCATTTTGGCCATAAGTATTAATCGAAAAACTAACATCCCTAAAACCATATATTTTATTTTTGTTATCTGCCTTATCAAAAACATCCCAGTCATTAACCTCACGCCCTATAGATAATGTTCTTATTGTTGTAAATGGAAGCTGTGGCTGGGGACCGTTAGGAAAAAAGAAAATAACATTAGTATTAGTACCTGCTGATAAAACAGCAGTCCTAAAACTGTCTTGAACGCTTGTAAAGGATACTGTCATTTTGATTTATCCTTTATTATTTTATAGTCTATTGAGTTAATTAATTGACCTGTATCTATCAATGGAGTAGATAGACCATCTTTATTTCTACCGCCTCTCGTAGGATCGGCTAATGGAGGCCAATTGTTGTTTCTAAAAGTTTGCTTTACTTTTCCGACCATAAAAACACCAACTGAATCTAATAGTGTTTCTATTTTATAATTATCTTTTTTAATTTGTCGTTTTGCTAGTGCTTGAACGGTCAAGTCTATATCATTTTTCTCTTTGTCCCACGTTGACCTTAAAAAAGATCTTTCGGGTATTCTTCCTTTTCCATACTCATGAATATATGCTATTTCTCCAAGCGTCTCTTCTTCCGAAGATATTAAGCCGTTCTCATCATAAAATTGTTTAGAATCATTAAATGACTCACTTAAAATACCTATGTATACCTCATCGTCTGAATTAATAAGGTCATTTAATAGCTTTTCAAGTTTTCTATTTGTTTTTAAAACTTTGTCAGCCATTACTTTGCCACCATCGTTATCTTGTGGTGCGGTATTAAGTATTCCCATTTTTCCATTGAAAGAATTGAATACCTTTTTGATTTGTATTCTATTTCTGCACTGTCAACTATTATAGCTGTATTGGTTTGGATAAACTGAATATTGTTTGTTTCTGTAAAGACAGTGTAAACCTCTTTACCTCGAAAACCATCTGGCAATAATTGTCTATCTGAACCAGAAACAGGTTGAACCGATGCCATAATATTGGTTTGTACTTCGGCACCTTTTACTAACCTGCCATTGACGTAACTGTCAGAGGCTCTTGTAAAAAGCTTTATAGTCTCTATAAATGATCCATTAAAAGCCGCCATAAAACCCTCATCAAGTTACTAATGGTGGGGATTTAAATGTTCTCATTAAATATAAAAACTCAATCCCCCATCGTGATAAAGCTAACCAGGCCTTCCATCCTTGGACTGAACCAGAAACAGGTGAACCGCTATAGCCCTTTGAGACATTACCAACGGATTCACTTGTAACTGACCCGGTTAGCTCATCGCTCCCCCCAGCATCGGGGGAAGCGGTATCGTCCATGGAATAATGATGCAAAATCAATAGTGCTAAACCGTGTGTAAACTTTTTGTCAGGCACTATACCTACCGACTGATTCAGATAAACAGAATACATACTTTTTAAAGCACTTAATTCTGCTGCATTACCACTTCTTGTCGTATACTTTGAGTTGGACAAAGTATTTAAATAGGTTGAAGTTACATCAGCTATTGCCATGAATTTAATCCTTTTCTGTATTTTCTTCGCTAGTCATAAGGTCAATCTGTCTTTTAATTGCACCTTTAAGAGGTCCTTTAGCAGTAGTCAACCATTCTTCAAGGATCGTAACATCATAAGTCTTAGCTACTAAAGAAACAGTTACTTTAGATTCATCCCTGATAGACAAAATTCCATCTTGGATTAATCCGTCAACAGCTTTTTTATAACCAGCCTTTACCTGTTTATCCCAATTTTTCTTATCCAGTTTATTAACGCCCGGTATAAGAAAAATATTTCCAATTGATCGACTATTGGGTTGATGGTTCTCAACTAACATTTAAAAATCCTTTGCTAAAAATTAAATACCATAATAGGTTGCTACAGACTTTGGATAAGCCACAATTACACCTGCTGTTCTAATGTGACCAGGCACTTCAAAAGAAAGTCCTTTACTTTGTGGGCTAAATAGCTCCACATCTTGAGGAGTTTCTAACCAAAGTTTTTCTGGGCTCTTGTTAAAAAGAATAGCAACATCTTCTGAATCATAAGCAGCACTAACAGGTGCTTTACCAGCTAGATTGTAAACAGGAATAACTTCCTGAACCCATGGGTTAGAAGCTAAAAGGAACTCAAGAATAGTTGTATCTGAACTTGACCCTCTTGGAGTTGATGCAATTAAAGCATACTGGGATTCTGGTAGTAACAAAGTATCAGGCATTTCTACGCCTTTTGATACTGAACGAATCGTAGAAGCCATTTGCTGCACATCTGCTAAAATTTCATCAGCGGTTTTTGTGCTCCATGTTGTCGTACCTGCTGCGCCATCAACCGGTGTAATCTGATTAAAATTAGCATTGGTAATAAATGATGGGATATCAGTTGAAGAGTCACCATCAAAAGCTAATTTGTTTTCTAGTTGAAGCAGTTGTCGTCTAGCAGCTTCAGCTTTTCGTGCTTCCAATGGTTTACCAGCCATGGCAGCAGCACGAATATCTTGGATACTATAGCTAAAAGAAACCGCACCACCATAAACTTTTCGTGTGGTTTCCTTTGCAGAAATTTCTACGTTAGGAAGATCCATCGCATAGTTAGCGCACAACTTTGCCATACCAATATGGTCGTAACTTTGGTATGTCACAGTTGAAGCACCGCTATCGGTAATTGAATCTAAAGGAAAGATAGACCTAGCTTTTAATGCCGGATATTGGACGTCGTAACTTTTTGCTTTAACAGCCTCAAGCTCTTTTTCGAAAAAGATACTTTCTGCTACGTCAAGATTTGTGTATTTGTCAGTCATTATATAGCTCCATTTAAATATTTATTTATTTTCAAAAAAGTTTATTTAGAAACTAACTTCAACAACGATAAGGTCACCATCAGCCGCTGATTTAGTTACAGCTTTACCAAAAGCTAGAGTAGTTACACCACCTGAAACAGCACCAACTTTTCCTGTAGCAGGATCAAAAGCAACAGCAGCGTCAATAGCAACAGCAGCGTTAGCAGTAGCCCAACATCGGCCTTTAGTTAAAACTGGAAGTTGATCTTTTTGAGCATAAAGAAAGGTACCATTTGCTGGAGTTTCTTTAGAACCATCAAAAACAGATAGACCCAAAACAGCATCATCAGCAGCACATAAATCAAATTGTCCAGCAGCTGTTCCAGCTTTTAAAGCTTTACCTAAGCCGATACCAGCAGCGGTTTCAACCAAACCAGAATCAACTTGTTTTAGACTATAGGGTTCTGCAATCATACCAACAAATCCATGAGCAGGAGTTTCGCTATAAGATGTTTGAGCACTCATTGTTATACCTCTTTGTTTTATTATATTAAAAAATTAAATATTATTTTGACTTCCATAGGTTTTGATCACGTTCCCAAGCCTTCTTTCGAGCCTCAGCGTAACCATTAGCATCACTTGCTTCTTGTTTAGTAGCAATTGAATCGCCTAATGTTTTTTCTTCCATCGGTTTCTTATAGTTTTTAAGCGATATATCAAAACTTGCACTGATATAATCATCTGATTTTGAATCTAGATTAACATCTAAATTTGTATTTGTATGTTTAATCACTTTCTCTTTTATCTCACGGTCAGATAAAGAAGAAACATCAGCATCATCTAATACATTTTTTGCTTTTGTTTCCAAATCAACTCTAACAGAAACAGCTTCGTCAAAAGCCCTTTTCTGTTCAGCAGCTTCTTCTTCGTCTTTATTTAAATCAACTTTTGATTTTAAAGAATCAAGTTCAGCCTGCATGGTATCATTGTCTTTTTGTTTTTGGTCTAGGTTAGTTTTGAGTTCATTAATAGAACCCTCCATTTTTTCTAGAACATCAAAAACATCCTCATCTACCTTTAGAGCCTTCCCATCGGCAATGAAACTTTTCATCACGTCCCCTTTGTTTTCTGTTATAAAAAATCCATCACATTGGATGGGTATATCCTGATTGTCTAATAAAACTTTGCATTGAGCACCGCCACGAGCTCTATCTACTAAACTTAAATGATTGTATTCTATATTTCTTTGGATCGCATCGTATGCAATACCGTTCCATGTCCCAGGTGTTTTTTCCAGTTCGCAAGTATATCCTAATGATAGCTCCCTACGTGAACCATCTTTAATTTGATTTATAGATTCATTATCATGAAAAGTAACCTGCTGTTGAACATAAGATTCTGGATCGTTTTCTATATTTACTTTCTCAGGCTTGTCACTTGTCATGCCTATCAAAAGTTCTTTAGCGTTATCAGTATTAACAAGTTCGCTCGGATGTAAGTTAGTGACAGGTAAACCCATCATTGAAGCCATAGAATTTTCTGAAAAGACCTCATCTGGATGCCTTAGCTGCCTAACCACCTTAACTTGTCCATTTGGATCTTTATCCATATAAACAAAAACACCAGTCCTAGTGAGGTTCGCTTTTATATTTAAAAAACCAGACGGCTGTAACGGAAGTTCATCTTGGTTGATGTTTACATAATCTATATTAATCATACTTAATCATCCTGTTTATACATAGTTAGATATTAACCTAATAATTTAGTCATGTAAATTTTTATGACTGATTAATGTTTGATTGTAGCCAATCGTTGATTGTATCTAGATGGAATATTCTTTTTTTACCTAACTTGATCGAAGGTATTTTGTCGGCACTAACCCAATTGAGTATTGTGCCCTTACATATTCCTAAAAGGTCTGATATTTCATCACAGTCTAAATATTTATCATTATTTATCTGAATCATATAATTAAATCCTGTTTATTCTTCATCTAGTTCTGGATAAAAAGGTATCGCAACACAACGACAATTCCAAGGTTGTCCTGGTCTAGTACCACTTGAACTAAAACTTGGATCTACTGCTTCATTGTATATCTTTCCATCAACTTCAACAGTACCTGACCAACTAAAAACAAGACCATCTAAATCAACATGTGTGTCTCTAACCCTCTCATCATTAGATGTCTGCCACCTGTATAGCTCTACACCACTAGAAATTTGTCGCTCTTTATTTAAAGTGCCAAGTGTTTCCATCACGGTGTTCCTAGAAATAAAAGCAGCTCTGTTCTTACTCATTCCTATATTTTTTATCAGGTTTTCGGCTACTGTTTCCCACCTTATACCCTCAATAACACCTTTGTTAATTTCTTGGTTAATATTTTCTATAGTTGACCTGTTTAAGTTATCGATATAACTAGTCGTGTTCTCAACAGCCTTTGATATTGTTTCTTTAGTCTTTAAGGTAGGTACTAAAATTATATTCTGAATACCAAGTTCTCTTATCGCTTCTTTCTCTGCCTCTTCGTCAAGACCTTTAAATATTTTATTTAAGTTATCTTCTATATACCTGTAGCTGTATTTACCTAAAAATTGTGATTCAATTAATTTAATTAAGTTGTGTAAGTTCATTCCATCAGAATCAGTCTTGATTACTGCTTCCTGTTTTTCTCTATCATTTTCTATTTTAGCAAGGTCTTTAATTTTAGGCATAACCTTACTTTTTATCTGAGATAATAAATCATTTATCATGTTTCTGGATAATCTTTCTATCATCCTTTCGTATTTAATAAACCTCTTATTATCTCTTCTTATTCTTTTTTTCTTCCTTAGAAACTTGTTCTTCTTTTTTCTTACAGCCATTTTTTTTGACCTTTAACAAAACAGATAGGCAGATACATTCTGTTTCTACTCTATCGTTATCACTTTGTTTTATCGCTTCAATTAAAAAGTTTCTTTCACTTATCATTTTCTTCCTGTGTTTCTGGATCTTGATTAGGATCACTCAAACCAAAACCAGCTTCTTTTGGATCAACCAAAATATCTTCTTTGATTTCAATATTTGTCTCATAAGAGTATTCTGTTGCACCGAATCTATTTTCTGCTACTTCAACAGCATCATAAACACCTTGAGTCATGTATATATTATCTATGTCAGCTTGTATTTTTCTTGTTTCTATAATTCCTTTTTGGTCCTGTTGATATAAAGGATTAAAGGAAAATGTTATTTCTTCTGGTATAGATACTTTCTTGTCTACCTGATTTAATATGATTTCTTTTATTTTATTTATAGGATCTCTAAGTTCTGATTCCTGTAATATTTTAACAGAATCAAAATAATCAATCTTTTCAGACTTTCCTTGTTCACCCAATGAAGCACCTGGGCTTTCACCTAGCAACCTTGTGTGCGGTATGTCACTAGCAGATACTAACCTATTGGTTATTATTCGCATCAAGTCACTAACCCCACCCAGTGCGGTCTGCATAAAACTAAAATCATCTTCTTTATCTAAACAAACAGCCCTTAATGTTGACCTAAGATTGTTAACTATTTGTAGCCTTTTTAAAACCAAATCATCTTCGTCTTGGGCAATAGCATCGTGTAAACCGTCTATCTTAAAAACAGGTTGATTAACCTCTTGTAATATAGTTGCTAGATTTCCATGGCCTGTTGAATAATTTCTTATAGCTTCACTTAATTTTTGATATATCGAATCATGCCAGTATCCATTTTTAACAAATAATCTGCTTGGAAGCTTCTCACCATCAAACCGAATAACTCTTGATTTATGTATCTTAATAAAACCTCCACTGGCAGAAACATAATTATAAAATTTTGGAGTGCCAAAATCAGGTGATGATAAATCTGATATAACATCACCTGAGTTTATATCTAAGTCCCATCTATCAATAACATATAATGATTTTATTTCTCTGATTCTTTCTGC